AGATTGTGAAAGCGTTTGCCATCTTTGGTGACAAGATGCAGTCCATTGAACTGTGTGTCGCTCGTTTTGATGAAGATACGAAGGCATCATTCCTAGACCTCTACACTAAGATTGATGCTGGTGTTCTAACCAGTGAAGATACTGATACTGAGAACACAGAGGAAAATGCCTTCTAAAAAAATTATGTGTGGGGGTTGAAACTTGGTGTTTCAATCCCTATATATAATATGAAGATGCCATGATGGGTCTTCGATTTAATCTTGCTTAGTAAAGGAGATATAAAATGGTTACTAGCAAAGCACTTAGTCTGTTCGACAACTTTAATCAACTAACCCCATACGCCGTAGGTTTTGACCGTGTGTTCGACAACCTCTCACGGTATGTGGACAACAATGCCACATCAACGGGCTATCCCCCATATAACATTCGGAAGGAAGGTGATTACAACTATGTCATTGAGATGGCACTAGCTGGATTTGCCCGTGAGGATTTGGAAATCGAGGTTGCCGATGGTGTACTAACCATCCGTTCTGTGAAGGAAAAATCAGATGATGATGTGAGTAACATCTATCGTGGAATTTCCTATCGTAAGTTCGTGAGGAAGTTTACCATTGCTGATGATATCGTTGTCAATGGTGCGAAGATGGAAAACGGAATGCTTTCCGTTGACCTTGAACGTGTTGTTCCAGAGGAAAAGAAACCTCGTCTTATTGAAGTAAAATAAATTTGAGTGAGTATCGGAAGGGGTCTTGACTTTTAGACCCCTTTCGTTTACTATGTTTTGAATGGAGTTATATAAATGACAGACGATAAATCTAAATTGCCTCCCGTTGTATGGACTAAACGGGGGGAAACATACTCTGAAGAAGAGGCAGAAGCAAAACATGCTTTAGGCAACAAAGAGACTATCATGGTAGGAAATGAAGTAGTCCGCCAAATGAAAGAGAAAGAAAGAATTGAAAAAGCTATGACAAATATTAATGATAAAATGCAGATGGAAATAGAACCTATTCCTAGTCATTGGATTGCTCAAGTCAAGTTTGATAAAGAGATTGTTGATCTAATCAACGATTATGTTGATGAGACAGCAGATCATACGTACTCTTATGCTGACCGTTTAGTTGGTCAGTTGAAAAATGATGAGAGGTCTAGTCAAGTGTCGTTTGACCTTGAGAGCGAACAAGGTAAAGAGATAGAAGTAATCTTCAATGGGATTGGTTCTGCATATCTTCAACAAGCGTACAAACGTAAGTCTATTGCTCAAGTAGTTGACATTTGGACTAACCATGCATACGCTGGAGACTACAATCCTCTACATGACCACAATGCAGCCACACAGGGTGGACTGTCTGGTTTCCTCTGGTTGAAGACTCCAGATTCCTTGAAAGTAGAACACAAAGATGGATATATGAATGGTGCCTCTGGTGTTTCAGATGGGACAACTCAACTTATCTGGGGACTAAGGCAACGTCAAGACATTGACGCCCTATATTGTTCAACAGAAAAATATTATGTTCCAGAAGAGGGAGTGATGTTGGTATTTCCTAACTGGATGAAACATCAAGTCATGCCTTTTTATGGAGAGGGTGAGCGTCGTTCACTTGCGATGAACTGGGCAATCGTTGATTCTCAGCAGCAACTTATTGATAATATGACTCCCGCTGAGGTCGCATCATATCATGAAAATATTGAGTCGCAAAAAATGCAACGATTGGAAGATGGAACTTCAGCAGAAGAACCATACAATGTTATTGTTGGTGGTCAACTGCGATATGTAAGAACTGATATCTTTACAGCCGGTGATGCCTGAGGATTTTATACTCACTCTACAATTAGAGGATACCTCTCTGTGTGATGACTTAGTAGATTACTATAATCGTAACTCTGAGTATAAACAGCCGGGTGTGTCTAATGGTGGAGATAAAACATCAACAGATGTCATAGTGTATCCTAATTCTAGTGACCCTGTAATAGTGAGTTATTTTAATTTTTTAAAATTCTGTATGGGTCAATATCAGGAAAAGTATGAGTATTTCAAATGTGCTCTTGCATTTAAAGAACCATTCAATATTCAACACTACGCTCCCGGCGAAGGTTTTCTAAACTGGCATTCTGAACGTGGCATGAATCAATCTCATCAGAGAGCTTTAGTTTTTATGACTTATCTTAATGATGTGGATGACGGTGGACAGACACAGTTTCTATATCAAGAGAAAGAAGTGCAACCAAAGAAAGGTTTGACTGTTCTTTGGCCAACTGACTTCACTCATACACATAGAGGTGTTACGTCACCTACACAAACCAAGATGATTGCTACAGGATGGTATAATTATTTGGATGTGCAGGCATCTTTAGAATATCTAAAAATAAATTGTGATTTAGATTTGGAACTATAGAGAATGGAAAAATACACATGATGAAGAAAGTGAACTACAAGTATAATGAAGACAAGGCATTGTCTGAGTTGAAGAAATACATTGATGCTACTTATGATGAACACTACAGTAAGAACAAGTTTCAAGCGACTGAGTTCATCATTGATGGTGGACATGGTGAAGGTTTCTGTATCGGAAACATACTCAAGTATGCACAACGATATGGAAAGAAAAATGGTAAGGACCGAAGTGACTTGTTAAAAGTAATTCACTATGGTATTATCGCACTCTATATTAATGAAACGGAAGGTGACAAATGAAGCTAACTTCAAGCACAATCTCTATTCTGAAGAACTTCTCTACAATCAATCAAAACCTCATGGTGAAGCCGGGCAACACTCTGTCCACCATGTCTGCAATGAAGAACATTGTTGCACAGGCAGAGGTGACAGAAAGGTTTCCACAAGAATTTGCAATCTATGACCTAAATGAGTTTCTGTCTGCGCTCTCTTTATTTGAAGAGCCAGAACTGAACTTTCAAGAGCAGTATGTTACGATTACACAAGAGGGTTCTCGTAAAAACCTCAAGTATTGGTTCTCTGATCCAGAGGTTGTGACAACACCATCCAAGGCAATCGTAATGCCTTCGACTGAGGTTACATTCAATCTGTCTAGTGATACACTAAGTGAAATACAGAAAGCTGCAGCAGTTATTGGTGCACCTGACATGGCACTGACTAACGGTAGTCTGATGGTCACTGATAAAAAGAATGACACTGCAAATGCGTATGATACTGAACTTGGTGTGAATGAGACAGACGCAGAATATAAGTTCTGGTTCAAAGTGGAGAACTTAAAACTTATGTCTGGTTCCTATGATGTGGAAGTATCATCCAAAAGTATTAGTCACTTCACAAACTCGGCAGTGGGTGTAGAGTATTGGATCGCTCTAGAACCTGAGTCAACTTATAGTGCGTGATACCTTTCTTTGGGTTGAACAGTATCGCCCGAAGACTGTTGATGAATGCATTCTACCTAAGACACTCAAAACACAACTACAGTCTTATGTAGATAAACAGGATATCTCCAATCTGATTTTATCAGGTGGTCCAGGCGTGGGTAAGACAACTGCTGCCCGCGCAATGCTTGAACAGATTGGTGCTACCTATATGTTCATCAACGGTTCTGAGGAATCTGGTATTGACGTTCTGCGAACCAAGATTAAGAACTTTGCGTCTACTGTCTCTCTTGATGGTGGACGTAAGTATCTTATTCTGGACGAAGCAGACTATCTAAATCCACAGTCAACTCAACCAGCTCTTCGCGGGTTTATCGAGGAGTTTCATCAGAACTGTGGGTTCATTCTTACTTGTAACTACAAGAACAAATTGATTGCACCTCTGCACTCACGATGTGGTGTGGTGGACTTTACTATTCCCAAGAGTGAGAAGGCGGGTCTTGCTGGTCAGTTCTTTAAACGTGCAATCTCTATTCTGAAAGAGAATGAGATTAAATATAATGAGAAGGTGGTTGCAGAGTTAATCAATAAATACTTTCCTGACTGGCGTAGAATTCTAAATGAACTGCAAAGGTATTCTGTATCTGGTCAGATTGATGCTGGTATCCTTGTCAATCTTGGTGAGAAGAGTGTCAAAGAACTCATGGGGATGATGAAGAACAAGGAGTTCACGAATGTTCGTAAATGGGTTGTCGAGAATATTGATAATGATCCTGACACTTTGTTTAGGGCTGTGTATGATAACCTTTATGAGTATCTGGACTCTTCTACTATTCCTCATGTGGTTGTCATTCTGGGTGAATACCAATACAAGAATGCTTTTGTCGCAGATGCAGAAATAAATATGGTCGCATGTTTGACCGAGATTATGGCAAGGGGAAAGTTCAAATGATTTGTGAAATATTTGATGACCTACTAGAACCACATGTTGCAGAACTGATTGACATGGAGATAAAGAAAACACACTGGACTTATAATTACCATTCTAATAGAACTGTTAGTGTGCCACAACCACACTGGCATGTCTTCTGTGGTGAAAGTGAGGAAGAGGTTCGGGAGAGACAGTATGATTATCTTCTTCCTATCTGGGATGCTGCTGCATACAAACTCAAACTGAAAGATCGGTTTGATATTGTTGGGTGGAAACGTCTATACATGAACGCACACACGTTTGGTGTAGAACCGCACATGCATACTGATGACGGCGACTTCACTATGATGTATTATCCTCGCATGGATTGGCAACCAGAGTGGCTTGGTGGCACTGCGATTTGGGATGACGAGGGAAAGAACATTTTAGAGTACTCTAACTATGTTGGTAATCGTCTTTTGATTTTTCCTGCGTTTAATAACCATCAGGCAATGCCAGTGTCTAAGTATTGTTTTGGACTACGCAACGTTGTGGTGTTCAAACTTTTTGTGGATGGTGGTAATGTCGATAGACTTGATTTCTACAAAGATTGACTTTCTGGAGTCGATTGGATGCGGTGAGACAATGCATAGTGGACGAACTCTGCTAGAACATTTGATTGGTGTATACAAAGTTCTAGACGAGGGTTTTGCTCCACTGCATGTTTGTGATGCTGGTTTGTTTCACTCAGTCTATGGAACCGCATACTTCAAACCTAAAACAATATCCTTAGACAAAAGAGATATTGTGAAAGACATTATTGGTAAGGATGCAGAGAACTTGGCGTTTATGTTTTGCGTCATACCACAACCACGTTATGAAAACATTTTGAGTCTCACAGATGAAAAGTTACGAGACGAACTTCTTATGATAGAAGATGCAAACAGAGAAGAACAATTTTATGCCAGAGCTGAAGGAATATCTTAATGCAATCAATCACACAAAGGAAAAACTTCTAGACAGTGAAGATGAAGAATGGGAGAAGAAATATCCACCTTTCATCGTAAACAAGTGTGTCTATCCGTTTCAAGATACCATCATGTTGGTGAACGAGATTAATCAACTACCACATCTTGATAAGAAACTACAATTTGACTTTCTACTAAATAGTATACGGTCAAGGAAACGATTTACTCCTTGGTTGAAGGCGAGTAGAATTGAAGACTTGGAGTATGTTAAAGAGTACTATGG